CCAAGAAGTATTGATGAGTTAACCCATTATCATCCGCATAGCGCTGAATGCCTGTAATCGCATCAGTCAATGTTTCTGGACGAGCCGTTTGTGAAGCAACTACTGGAACAATCGAAATATCAACGCCTCGCGCTTCCATTGCTTGGCGCAGCTCATGGATCATCTTAGCATGAAGCCAGCCATAGCCATGACGTTCGTTAAATGCGGGGTCTAATTCTCGGCCTACAGTCCTAGCCATAATGGTCGCGCGGCCAAACTCACCAAAGAAATTCCAAACCTCATTCATCAACTCCAGATAAATGAGTATCTCAGCCAGTGTTGATGGCCGCGAGGGCAAGCGTGATGCCAGATATTCATCAATGAAATAATTAGCAAATTCAGCAAAGCCATTGCCGTTCATAATATTGGAAACAACGCGCTCAGTATAATCAACCAAATGAGTGACAAAATCTGGTGAGCCATTTAACAATGGATATTGTGAACCGTCTGGCCTGGTCAAAGGCAAGGACTGATCAATCTGCTCACCAGCACCCCAGAAAATAGGGGCATGCACCCATAGGTGCGAATTGGTGTGGTGCCCCAAATTAAACATATCGCGGAAGGGCACAGAGCGACGCCTGGAAACAGGTCCGTTATTGGCAACGCCAGCAAATGCAGCGCCCCACAAAACATCATTATCCGTATTCCATTGCTCTTTGCTGATTGTGGTGTCACGATTGATGTCTTGCTCATCCAGCATCCGAAGAACAGAAACATGCTGCAACTGATTTACAATGTCCGGAGAGGCACCGTCAAAATCGGCTTCGCTTTCATTTTCAAATCGCACTCTAACTCGTGTGATCGGGCTGCTTGGATCGTACTGACGAATATGTAAATCACATGAAGTATTGTTATCAGCGTTTATGGTACATCTGAATTGCACATCACCGTTTGGCGCATCGGTAATCTGGGTTAAAGGGCCGCATCCCCGAATGCTCATATCAAGAGTTGGCGGCCCATCATGGCTTAGGATTAAATCACCTCTGGCTTTAATCTCATCTCCATATTCTTCCAGTCCATTTAGAAAGGGCTTTGAAAAAACAGAATGCAATTGACCATCGGCAGTACCTTGGCCTTCCGGAAGTGTTATAGAGGGCATCCCCGTATTCAATTCCAGTTCTGCTTCGGCCAAGTCTGTAGTCGTAAAGTTTGGCAAAACAAACCCAAACCAACCCGCATCTGATTGCCGTAACCTGTTTACAAACCGATCTGAGATAAACCCATCGTTTGACATGTACGGCACGTTAAATTGAATATTCGGCCTTACTGGTGGAAAGTCGATTACATTTGTATTTCCTGATCCTCCATCAGCATCACTATCGCCTCCACTTGGTGGTGGATCGCTCGGTGCATTAGTCTGAAAATCATAAGGCGTAAAAGGATCAATTTGCGGTAGCTGTCTAGCGGACAACGAAGCATTAACACCAATCCTCAGCGCATCAATGGCTTGTTCAGTTAATCTCACAACATTTTTTAATTGATTAGACATTAGCTTCTCACCTCTTCTGGCAAGTCCCCTGTTTCAAGCATGAACGCATAAAAACCGACAGGGAATTGAAACTGACTTCTTGGTGTGCGGGATGTAATGCGCCCTCTTAGCGCTGAAAATCCAGTAAGATTACCTAGTTCGGAGTTGGATAAGGTGCAGTTGATATCCCCCCAAAAATCAACGCCGCCCGTTGCTAACAACCCACCGCCTGACGTGGCGCTATCAATGCGTATGTCAGCACCGCGAATTATGCCCGCATTGGAGCCACTTTTTGTGATCGCCGATACCGAAGCGTCAAAACCATAATCTTCAATGCTTAATCCGTGAACGGACACTGGACCCTGTGTGGTGTTCAAGTGTAAATGCCCAAGGACAGGATTAGGGCCAGAGGCGGGGCGTGGCTCAATTCTCCCTCTTATTTTAAGTCGTGTATGGGCTTGCGGTTGTCCGGTTACACCAGATCGTTGACGCAATTCAACAGCATAGGAATTTCTTGCAACGATATAAGCATTTTCAAGATCAAGACCGTTCGTTACACCGGTCGCCAATACACCCGCTCCATTATAACTGATAAGGCGCGTATTATTGATCTTGACTTGTGATTGCGGTGTCCATGAATTTGGAACCGGATTGGTCGGCGGTGCAAAATCGCTTTGGAAATTAAGCGCTGAAATAGGATCAATGATAATTGTATTTCCTGTGGCACCTGCGCTCGGTAGACCAGTTTGACCGAGTTGATTTTCGAGCGACCCTTCATTGAAGATCATTAACTCAGCACCAGCATTATAAACAACCGCGCTTCTATAAACGCCATTCGCTTTGACATTGTGGAACTCATTCCATGGAGCATTCCCATCATTATCAGATGGGGGGCCAGATACAGATGCGAATATACCAAACCGCACAGTAGGTGATGAGAAATTAGCGCTCATATCAAGGTCATACCAAGACAGATCACGCGATCCTGAAATGTCAAATCCAGCTAAGCCAGTATGCCGGAACAAAACACGAGAGCCATTAAATCTCACGCTGTGCTTATTGCCTCTGAACCGCGTTGCATTAACAGAACCTTCAAGCCGATATCTTGCACCCGACATTGCATGTATTTCATTGTGGGCTTGTGAATTTGAAAATAATGATGTGCGCTGAAAATCAAATGATTTGTTCCATGCAGGCGCATCATCGAATGATGCATTACCTCTTGCGCCATAATATTCAGGATTGATCACACCCGTTTCAAGAAAATCTCTGCGCGCCCATAACTGACCATTGTTAAGACGCACATAGCAGCCCCCATCCGCTAGGATAAAGGTGATGTTTCCAGGCGTGCCGCCACCGGGCAGTAAACCCCAAGGGAATATAGGCGCTTGCGTTAAGCCAGAACCAGCGCTTAACCATCTGATAAAGACAACTTCCCCACCCTCTACATATACACGAACCCTCGGCGGATTAGCCCCACCAGTAACATCGTCTGGATGGCGGGTTAACTCTACTTCATGACCATTATTTCCATCAGTGTTCGTATACCCTGATCCACCGTCAGTTATTGTTGCAAGGCCGTAAAACCCATTTCCGTTGACTCTTTTAAACACTCCCCCGCCAACACCATCAATGGCTGTTGAATATTGCAACAGGTTAATTTCTTTGGTGTCATTATCAGGTGATAAATCCAATAGCTCACTGTAATCATCAGCATAAAGTACGTTTGTAACAACGGGATCATTTGACGGCTCTTGTATTTCCAACAATCCACGAACAGCAGCAACGTTTGGGGCGCTCACCATCTGCCTGCCAATGTCAGTTGTGTCCTCAATACTTAACTGATCAGCAAGACCCGACATCAACTCTGATTGCGTGGCAAGGTTTGAAGTGTCTATGTTGGCGCTGGAACCGCCGCCCTCTTGTAATCCCTGCGCCGTTATAAGCGTCGCTGACGAAACAGCACTGATAACCATATCAACACCTGTTACCGGCTCAACATCAATACGGTTCGTGTCGTTGGTCCGATCTTCGTCAGTCAAATACGCCGCAAATTCACCAGTGGTCAGTTCGCCAAGATAGAATGGCACATCGGTAGGTAACCCATGATCACCAACGGATGTTGTGGCCTTCATCCCGTCAAAAATGTCTGCGCCGTTGTAAAAAATGACATTATTAAACCCGCCTATTTGATTGCCGGGAATGTTGACGCTAACACCGCCTCTAAAAATTGGGTTAATAGATGAACCAAAATTAGGATAAAGAACGGTTACACCTGGCCCCGCTGAAATTGAGGCGTCCACAAACGTATCAAAAGAGCTATTAGCAACAGTTTTTGGATGACTTGTAACAGTGCTGGCTGCTGAGGCCACCGAATATCCAACAGAACGGGAATCATTTCTGGCGCGATATGTGCAGTTAGAAGCATAATATCCAACGGCATTGATAATATTTATACACGCAGGCGTATCTGGGTTACCTGCATTACCGTCAACAAACGTCGTAACATCACGATGAGTGACAGATAAGTTATTTCCATTATATCTGATGGGATTTCTTAGGGCACGGCTTGAGCTAGCGGCCAAATTCACAGTGAACAGTATTGATCCGCTAGNTAGCAGATATTCCATCAATGCCAAAACTTGTGTTAACACCCGTTCCCTCAATTGATCCCGTTACACCCGTCAAATCAATGATAGTTTTTGCATACTGAGCAAGCACGCCATTTAGAACAATGTTTGATGATCCAGATAAATCTATGCATTTATCCAGTATCAGAGCACTTCCATCAATCGTTACGCGATCACCTCGATTGCTGGCTCTTATGTTGAGGCCCTGTAACAATGGATTTCTTGAGCCGCGAAAGTCGAAGAAGGAACCTGGGCCCCAAGCTATATTGGTTCCATTGACATAGGTGCTGATATTATCAACCGTGAGTCCGCGAACTCTATGCCCAGCAAAGCCGCTATGGTTTCTTATGCGCACAAGGCTATCAGTAGCTTGCCCCGTGGTTTTGATTTCATACTGAAAGTTAACGAATTTTATTATGCTTGCGCTGCCCTCATAATCAATATGAAGAAAACCATTAACGTCACCGATGTAGTTTGCCGGATCAACTATAATGGTGGATCCGTTGCCGTTAACAGTTAAAACAATCCCACGGCTTGGGCTGCGGTAGTCTCTCGAAACGACATTGCTACACGTATAAACCCCTTGGGGAATATTGATAATACCGCCAATAAGTGGGGTCGGCGCTACAACCTCAAGCAAGCCGCGATTTTCAATCTCTTCCAACGTAGCGGCAAGGGGGCCTGATATATCGCCACCATCTCTTAGCCCATTGCCTTCAATTGAAAATTCAGCCGGACTGACGGTTGACGCAAACTCATTCTTCGCATCCTCAATCAAATTCATAAATTGAGAAATTGGATCGGCCTCAATAGCCGCATCTATCCTCTGATCAACCTCATCAACGCTTTCAGCGGATGCTACAGATTCCGTGGTAATTGGTGAGACCGTTAGTATGCGTACAGATCGACCATTGACAACGCCCCTCGTTAATCCGGGAACGGCGGTTTCTGTGCCATTCTCCAAAGCCAATTGAAGTTCGTTTTCGTCTGAATATTCCTGGGTGAGAAATAAACGATCAACATCATCAAATATTTCTGATGTTTGAGTACTCAGGTTTTGAACATTCTGTTGTGCTGCCACAACAACATCTCGGCTAGCTGTTGTTAACAGAACATCATTGGCTGTCTGTGTCGCCGCATTCGTTGATGCCGTGGCCGCTTGTGTTGCCTGATCTCTGGCAGATTGTGCAGCAAGTCTGTCAGTTTCAGATTGATCTGCTGCTTGTGAGGCTGATTGCGCATCTGCTGATGCAGAACTCGCTGCTTGTGTGGCTAAAGCAGATCCGTCTTGAGCAGCTTGCACAGCACTATTTACAACGGGCAAGGCGAGCGTGATTTGATCTAGCGCAGCTTGTGATGCCTCAGCATTTTGAATAGCAACATCTCTTGCCTGAGATGCTTCCTGAGCGTTTGGCAACACTTGGGACAAAAGGGAATTTGGGTCTGCAACCTGGGCGCCGATGGTTCCCAAAAGGCCATTCACTCCTAAATTCAAATCAGCCGCAACGGCATTGATACCCGATTGTGGATCCAATAAATCAGCACCAACTACATTAAGCCTGTCTATGACTTCAGGAACGCCGACCTCTCTTATGGCAACCAATGACTCCGGTTGGCTGACAAGCTGTATCTGGTTGGAAATACCAGAAACGTTAACAACAGAACCAGCAATCCCTGCAACGGTATCAACATTAACTCGTGAGACAAACTCAAGCTGATTGCCATCATCTGAAAAGGCAAGGATTGTATTATTACGGTCTTCAGGCCCAGGAATAAAAAAGTCCTGAACATCATCACCTGGCCTCAATTGTAGCGACCTACCAACCCGTATACGCTGATCAACAAGGGTTGCATGTATTCTATCTAGCGCGCTGTTGACCGCTTGTGGGCGTGCACCAGCAACGCCAAAATCACTTGTACGCCCCGGTAACACATCAAGGCTTATGACAACCTTTGCATCGGTAACATCGTTCACAAGGGTAATTTGGCCACCCTGAAAGCCACCGATTAGAGTAGACGAAGACACAACAGAAAAATTCTCTTGTGGGATTTTCTCGTCGTTCACCCAAACATTAATGTCTGATTTCTCAAACCATGCATATGGGAAATCAAGCGGTCCAGAGCCCGTATAATTTTGAAATACACGCTCTCTGTTCTCATTGGGAATTTGAATATGATCTGGCATAATGCCATCAAAATGATGGACACAGACCCTCTATCCACGCACGGATATTTATTCTTGTAAAAGCTGTGCGGCGGCTTCCGCTTCTTGCCGTGCCGTTTCTTCCTGCTCACGGTCAAATTGACGTTTTGCCATTTCTTCCAACTCAGAGCGAAATTCACTGATTACTTCCTGCTGGGCTGCCCGCCTGTAGGTCGAGATTATTTTTCTGATTGCATAAGCTTTGTTGCCTGGTGATGGCTCTGAACCATCGTCCAATCTTTCATATTCTGGCGATTGAATAAATCGATCAATGAAATCCTTAGCGCCGATACCATTATGTTTCGTTTCGTTACCGGCAAGCTCAACCAGCTTTGAATAAATATCAGGACGGTTGCGCAATGAAACGCTGATACGTCGATTGGCTGGCCCAAAAGGCACCGATAAAGACCTATTCGGCATGGCTGGAAAGAACCGTAACCTCTCAAGCTCTGTATCGATGGGATCAGGATCTATCTTCCTTGCAACAAATGGAGACAGCGCATCATAGAATTGTCCAATGTTACTCTGATAGCTTACAGATCTTCCCCATAAATCACGTCTTTGCGCAAGGCCATTTGACCCGCCTGGTAAACGGTTTTTGATGGCATCTAATGTGCTTGCTGTCTCTCGCATTTGAGGATCAAACTGGCGTCTGATCTCCGCAACACCGGCTGGCACAGTAAAGGCCGAAACAATTTGTTTGTAATAATCAGGCCCATGACGATCAGGATCACCAAGCAGATTAACAAATTCAGATACGCCGGTCAGATATGTTTTTGACAATAATGCACCGCCTAGAGCGCCGGTCATTCTTCCGCCAACAGCAAGCAAATCCTGATCTTCTCCATCAAAATATCCTCTGTTTGATAATATCTCATGATAATCTGCGCCAATGGATAACCATGATCCTATGGGATCAAATCGGTCATAACGAAACCAGTGATCGCCAATCTTATATGAATAGGGCTGCCAACCTTGTCTCTGTAAGGCTTGACGCTCCCTAAAGTCTGATGGTCCGCCACCAGTTACTTGTCCATTTGATGCCATGTCAGCGGCCAGAAACAATGATGATGTACCAAGGCCAATCTTGGCGTTAGCAATCGCAGCTTCTTTGCCTCCTTTTTGCAATTCCTGACGAAGACTGAAATATCCATAGGGCGTTCTGTCAGCGACATATTTTAAAATATTGGCTGGGGTATTAATGAACGGCAAAAGAATATGACCAAGAGGAATACCGCTTGAGTTTAAAGCCTTCCGAAAGGTCATTGTCGCCTGAACAACACCGCCACGTTTTGGTGGGGCAGTGAATGTCCGTTCAAGGGACGCTTGCCGAGCACCGTCAAATAGCTCTGGGGATGGCTCAGAGATCAGCTCAGCCATTCTTGTCCCAATATCACCTCGCGCTAGCTGACCAGTGCGAACCTCCTGTGTGGCGATCCTGTGAGCTTGTGAGGATAGTTCAGCCTTGAAGTTAACACCCTTAAAGAAATCATCAGCACCACCAAGTAATTCTTGCGGCACTGTCAACACTCTTCCTATTGCATTTAGGGACGCGCCAACAACACTGTCATCAGTTTGTCCAAACGCCCCTGCCGAAATTGTCCTTTTTGCATCAACCTTTTCTGGTGTGACACCAAAATTATTAAACCGCTTGTTTTCAGAAAAATATTTAAACTGATCCCCAACCGCCGATCTGAATGCAGACGCCTTTAATGCGGCCTCTTCAACCAGCTCTGATGTGGTTTCGTCTCCGAACAACTGCCCAATACGACCACCCAGAGATGTCTCTAGGATATCACCCACAATAACGCTCATATTGCCAATCGCATTCACAACATGTGTTTTGGGGTTTGATAACAGAGAAAAACGCCATGCTTCACCAAACGCATCGGCCGACTTCTGTGCGGCATTGCTAATTGTATGATCCAGAGCCTTAATCTGATCACCGCCCAATGTTGCAAGCCTTGCTGCCATTTTATCAGTTAAAAAGCTCGCCCCTGACTCCGATGATAATAGACCTTCAATATCACGCATTCTTGCCAAATTATCACCAACAGGAATTGACCAGGCATTCAGTATGCGGCCAGCCTCAGCCCGTGCGCCCATCACCTCGGCCTGGATAGCGCGATGAACATTAACCGCTCTATGTAATGCAAATGTTGTGGCATCCGATTTATCAAGTAAGTGCGCTTGTGCTGCATTTTGAACATTGTCCGCAGACGTGGCCCATAATTCTCTAACGGCAACCGTTTCAGCCTGTGACAGAGTTTGTGCCTCACCTCTGCCCTGTAAAGCGCCCCATGCATCAATATGCGCTGCTTCTTCAAGCGCTGTTCGTTGCTTGACGATACCACGGCGTCCGGCATCAACTTCATCAGAATGCTTCTTAACCATATCGTCAATGGTTTTTTTGATATCATCAGATGAATTTATACGAGCAAGATTTGGGGCAAATCGATCTGGATCACCGGGGCCATCGCTCTTGTGACGTTGAACACGATCACCGCGCGGATTACCACTGATCGCTTCAATCTTGGCTGTGGTTTCGGTGGCACGTTGTTGCTCTATTCCCTCGACCTTCTTAACGGCATCCTCAGCCTCTTGTAGGGCCGCTACAGCACGTTTCTGACCTTTGTAGGCTCTAAGCCCAGACATCACCGTATCGAACGCCACGCCCAATCCTGCGCCCTCAAGAGTATTCTTGATACGCCCTACAATCTCGCTGTCATCTTCCTGTGTTTGTAGAAATTCTGGAACCAAGTCACCAAATCCGTGAACCTCCGCAGCAATATCAGCCAAGCGGCCTTCATTACCATCAAAAGCAACAAAGTCCGTAATCGCACCTTTGATCGCCGCTGATGTAAGATTGGATTGCTTTAATACGCCTAAAGATTTTGTCAGCTTATCGACGCCTTTAAACCCAGCGGCAAATTGCGCCACTGATCTAACAGCGTTTCCGGTCACTGTATCTTGTTCAAAGCCAGGATCGGGAAGTTGTAAACCAACATTCTCATCATCAACATTTGCCAGGTTAACAAACTTAACATCAACCTTTCCGGTTTCAGGATCCGTTAATTGAACACCCGGCCAGAAGCNACCCAAATCAGCAGCAACAGCGCGGGCGCCACCAACAACATTGTCGATTAGACCGCCGCCATCATCTTTGGGCTGGGCATTTACTTGATCATTGACAGTAGGGACAGCAGCTTCTTGTTCAGCAATTAATCGGTCTGCCTCTTCCCTCAATCTCTTGCGGCGCTCTTGTTGCTCGGCATTGGCCAATACTGGTTCAAGGTTATCAGTTTCCATTGTTCAGACGCCCTTTTAATTCCCTGATATCATCTATTTTTTCCAACTCGATATCAATTTCCAGATCACCCAAACCAGACTTTGAGATATTGATGATGGCCTGTTTAAAATCTTCTGGCTTATCACCCAAATAAAATCGGCTGTAGTTTTTCAGATTGATGTTTGAGCCATTGTTGATGGCAATTTCTTTTGCCGCTTGGCGTGCCATTTCTGGTGTGGCTTCCCTATTTTCAGAAAGCCATTGATCAAATTCTTCTTCTGATCTGGTAATTTGCGCACTATATTCTGGACTAAGATCCGTAAGAGCTGATCTTGGGAACCAACCATCAATGATTTCAACACCGGCTCTACCTACCGCGTTTTGATATTTCTCTTTTTCCGACAATAGTTTTGTGATCTGCGTTTGCGTATAGCCGCCATCAAATATTTCCTCTTCAGAAAGAATACCCTTCCTGACCGCCACAATGTCCTCTGCAAAGGTCTGGGGTGATACACCATTATTTGCATTTCCTCCTGTAACGCGGCTTACAAACTTGTCATAGGCGCCAGGGGTGAGATAATCTCTGGCCTTCCTAATCGCTTCATATTTTTGATCCGCTCTTAATTGATCATTAGCCAGAGTTTCTATGAGATCACGCTCAATATCATCGGCTGTTTTGTCGATCTGCTTTTTGCGACGAACTTCAGCCTGTTCAAACTCAGCCTCTCTTGCCGCATCTATCTCCTGCAATTGATTGATCTCATTTCGCAATGAAGACCGCATCGTAACGGCTTCTGCTGGCGTAAGATCCAGATCATCGATCACCTGATCAACCGCTTCCAATGCACCGGCACGCCCCTCTCTATCAAAGATTTGCCTAATCTGTGGCAACAAGGCGGCATTCTCCAAACGCCGTTGAAGATTTCGATCATCAAGCGCTGCCTCTTCAGATGAATATTCGTATAAAGGATTGTTTATGCGCTGATGCTGCCAGAACTCTAATTGGTCATTTAGCCTCGCAAACTGCTCCGATGTCACCGCATCTGGTCCATCCTCAGCAATCAACGCCAGTAATTCGCTTTCAAGATTTGCAACATTTGATGTGATCGCCGTTCGTGCTTCTTTAATATCTGCTGATTGACGCTCATCAATGCGATCAAGGAAAGCCTTTTCTGTTAGCTGATCAATTCTCGAAACAACAGCACCGGCCACCGATCCGTCAGTGCCTTGAAGATACTCTGCACGCCAGGCATCCATTCTATCCTGAAAGCCTTTTGGATTTCCGGTTGTTTCAGCTCTAATGCTTGCAATCTGGCGTTTGATATCAATCTCTGCTCTTGATAATTGCAAGGCTTGAACAGCTTGATTATAGGCATCCCCAAAAACCCCAATGCGCCCAAGAAAACCCTTCCTTGGTTTTTCTACATTGACGAATCCTCCCTGACCAGCCTGCGCCGAGGCTTGAAAGAAAGCCTCTTGTCCCGCTCTTGTTCCGGCTATTTGCCGTCTTTCTATGACCTTTAGGCCAACATTTCTGGCGCCATGAGCTAAAGAGGCATAAGAACGCGCAGCAGCATTACCTGTATTGTCACTAACGGCACCGCGAGATTGAGAAACAGAAGACCGAATAATTCTTGGTAAATCCATGAGCAATTATTCCCCTGTCGGAATGAGTGAAGATAGAGATGATGCTGCATTGCTAACACTTCCCAGTATTGCGAATGGAGCTTGGCGCCTTCTAAGGACAGCTTGTGTTTTTAATGTTTCCTGATTGTTTTTTATTCCTAATAATTCTGCCGCTTCATTCTCATCTGATCGGTCACGGTTATGTTGAGAGAAATTCACACTTCCAGGGCTGTCAATATCAATACCTCTTGATGCACGCACAGCATTTATAGTTGCCAAAACTTCATTACGCTGTTCACGGCGTATTGCAGACAATTGCTTTCCTTTGATGCCCTCATCCCTGGCCTTTCGCTCAAGACTAGCGGCTTCATTTTTCAATGATTGTGCTTGGGAAATACCGCCAGCAAGTGATGCTGCCGCGCCGATAAGTGGTAATGCTAAAGCCATATTTAAACCGCATATATTCTGGATGTATGTGACCGAACATGAAGGGGGGCACCTTCACCTTCACGCTGTTCTATTTTAATCGTTCGATTTATCGACGTACCTAACTGGGACGCCTTATATTCACGATCAACAATACCCGGTTGGCTTTCTAAATCTGATCCATGAGGATAAAATGCACACAATGTATCGTTCAAATAAAAAAGACCTGTATTGATCGTATCGACCCATGTTCGTGCGGCTCTTCGTCTTTGTCTTCCGGCCTGCCCTATAACCATCCATGCTGGCTCTACAAGGACTGTGAAATCCCTGCCAAGACGATCCATGCTTTCATATCCATTTGGGTCCACAAAAGGCCCTGTTGCCGCTGTGCGCCCTTCCAGAACAACATGCCCATTCAATAAACCATGAACAGGAATATCCGGGTAATCTTCTAAGTCCGGGGAAAATTCACCATCCAATACTGCCTGAAAATTAAAGCGCTCAAAATAGCGCATAGGCCCCTCATCAGACAGGCAATATAACTCGCCATTTAGTGATGAAAGCGATTGAAATGAAGAGCCCTCACCCCTAGACCATCTTACCCAGCCAACTTGTTCAGACCCACGTCGATAGACCATTGCCGCTATAGTGCCATCCGAGTTCAATACCCCAACCACACGCTCCGGCCTTGTGTCTAACCCTGATGAAAACACCAGTTGTTTTGGATCATTTATCAAATGATGCGCCAACAATGATAACTCAGTGGGTGTATAAACGCCTCTGGGCGTTCCTGTGAGCGCAAGCAACAAAACCCTGCTTTGATTATCAACAAATATTATGCCCTCTGGTGCCCAAACTGGCGGAACATCAGAAACGCCATCAGGTGTTGATAGATCAAAACCTATTGTCGATGTGGCAAATTTTTGTGTACCGTTTTCAGGAACATATATAACGCTTCGATCGGTAAGGATAATTAGTTGCTCTGTTGAAATTACATGCTTGATGATGGAATTTTGCTCAGTGCCGACGCGCTCTAAAATTGCATCACTATCGCTTCCTGATCCAAGGTCAAAGTTACCAATCTGATTTACGGCTGATGCAGCCAATACGCCTTGAACATTTTCAAAACCGGATAAAACCAATCGCGTCCTATGAAGACATGCACACCTGGGAAATCCTCTCGCCGTCGAAATCAGTTCCTCAAACCATATATTAATCGTTCCTGGTGTGGGCAGTGTTATGATGCTTGTTATAATTTCAGAAGCCTCATCGGCAATTAACAATTCACCTTGTTGAGTGTCACCATCAATGAACGGTAGAGAATAGCCGCTTCGTAAAACCACATCTAAATTGTTACCGAATACGCCAATGACCAACCCTCTGACATTGGTTGTATCACCTTCAACGATATCGCCAGGTCTGTAAGCGCTGCCATTTTGAACGGTAATTCTAATTGTAGGATACAGACGATCAATAACAGTCGCTTGTGCTTGTGTGGGCGATATGACGCTATCTATGCGTATCTGAGAGCGCATATACATGAAATGAACACCGACATGCTCAGGTAGTAAAACCGGACCACTAAAGGTGACTGTGACGCTGCCTGAATAGGCGGAAACAGACATGGTAACACCGATATGACCTAAATAGTCTGCGCCAATAAATGGTGAATATTTCCGCCCTGTAGGATCTGAATAAAACTGAAACTGCCCATGTGTCCAATTGTTACCATCAACCGTGATTTGATGGGGGTGAAATGCTTTATCCACAATAACGATGCTATTTTCATCATCAACTATGGACATGGTGAAAACATCGTCGAGCGTCCATGGGCAATCGAATTGCGCTGTAATTAATCCTCCTTCATCAGTGTCAACACGAAATCCATTATTGAAAAATAATATGTGCGCCACCTCACCATTCGGCAAAGCAAACTCATAAACCCTTCCAGTTTGTGATGTTGAGTAAATTCTATCTGACCCTGGGCGCCTTTTTAGCGTTCCAGCATTGGTTAGGAACACATTCTCGCCGGTTAAAAGAGCTTGCCCCGTAAGCGCATCCCTTGGCTGCGAAAGAAACTCTTCTGAAACAACACCGGCAGCATAACTTGATCTATAATCTCTGTAATTGGGCATGGCTAGCGTCTCGAATATCGATCTCTACGGCGCCCAAAAACTCCACCCCTATAGACTTCACCAAGCCGGTTTCGAGACGTTGCTTGCGGTCTTCCTTGAGAATTAACATCTCTGGCAATCGCATCTAAGATCAGTCTTTCTGACTCGATCTTTTTTGCTCTTTCGGCTTCACGATCCTCATGAAAAGCTTTGATTAATGCTTCAAGCCTGACAACAACAGCTTCAGCAAAATCTGCTGACCAAACGCCAACACGCGCATCAGTTCCATATTCAATATCAATGCAATCACTATCAATATCTATAGCGATGACATCTGATCGCCAATCATAGTTAATGATCTGCACATCATGAATTGCAACTTTGTGTATGATTAAAAGATCAGCCGGCAAATTGTATGCGTATTTAGGGGAGTTTCCTGTCTCGCCTTGCTTTTGCAATCTTTCTCTTTTCGTCGCAAATGACCATTTGTGTCTGTGCAATACAGACCTGACAATTCCAGCATATGCGCCGCGAAACAGCTCACCCGTCGCACCAGCATCTTGGGATTGAATAATGTCTTCACCGCATCTTAATAACGCCGCATTGAATAATTCAATATGAGATGAATATTGAGAAAGATTGTTCATGCTGTGATAATTCGATGATCATAAAATCTATTCCCACGCACGAAAAAACCCAGCCTAATTGGGCTGGGCTTCTATAAAGATTATCTATACGAGAATATTAAGCCTTGATTGCTTTCAGGTACACGGCTTGATCAATTGGTTTGCCGTAAGCCCCTTCGACCCATGCTTTATTGGGGTGTCCCTTTTCTGTAAGCCTCTGGTCATTTTCACCTGCTTGCTCTCGCAATGATTGAACAAGACTGACAATATTTTCAAAATCATCATTTTCTGATGACCCTTGCTCAAGATTATCAAGCCTTTTCAGAACAGGCACCAACGCATCATTGATCATTGAGACAATGTCAGAGCCTTTCGGGTTTGATGGCTGTTTAAGCTTATACCTAATCTTCTTTCCGGCTGCCTGTAGACTGGCCTGCTCTTTAAGAATGCTATTTGCGTTGGGCGCTCGAACTTCAAGAATTTCACCGCTTGGCTTCTCATCAGCATCAAGAATATCAAATTCAACAAGATTTTTTTCGTTTCTTAACATAATTTTATCCTATGGTTTTGGCAATTAAGGCATCATGCCAGACGCACGTGCAATTCTAGCCGTGCAATTAATGCCAGGGTCGGCTTGCCCTTCGGTGAAATACCTCAGCCTTAGAAATTGATATTTCGCACCATCCTGCTCGTTGAAGAATGGAACCTCATATCGACCGGGTGTGGTTGTCTTTGTTCCGCTAGTCAACGCTGCTTGTGCACCAAATTCTTTGATTGCCAATTGCTCTCGATCAGCAAAATCATCGGTATTGGAACCCTCAAGGACAAAGACATAAGCCTCGTCACCATTGCCAATATCAATTTCACTAATATCGAACAGAACGACACCTGAAAATGTTGCCGTTGTTGAGCCAAGATCAATCGTTTGATCTTGGCCATTAATTTGTGTGGTGCCATTTCCGTTAATGACGCCTGGCTCTTTTAGATCAAGAGCCTTATCAAAAGTATATGAACGACTTGCCATATTGAATTCTCCAACAATTTATAATGTTACGCCGCGATTGGCTCGTTTCTAATTGATGTCAATCGGGCAGCCGCATAGGGGCTCTCGATAACCATACCCATATCCCACTCAACACGGGTTCGTTTTGCTGGTTTCGATTCCAATTCACCCAGATCTTTTGTAATCATTTCACCTGACTGAATGCCCCAAACGTGACCTTCCATGAAAGACACACAATAGATCGATGCGGTTTCTGCTGCGCCGCCACCGAATGCGATTTCATCAAATGGAAGAATTGGAAGGTCTGGGCCAACCTCATAACCAACCAAAATGGGAATACCGTTATACATGGTCACTTTACGACCCGGATCGACATCAGATCGTTTTGTCTCAATAAGAGCGTTACCCATGATGTCTTGATTTCTTGTAACTTGCGGAAACAAAACATCTCGAAAACGACGAGTCATAATCAAATGAGTAGGGTTAGACACCCTTGAAATAAGATCATCAAGAGCGCTTAAAGACAATGGCGCGCCACCTGATTGGGTTGAATTATGAACCAATTGATCACCTGTCAATCGTGTAGACAGGCCATCAAACTCCCTTGGATTAGATGGATTATGTCCAGACAGAATATTGTCCGTAACTGATCGTGCCATCTTTTTCATTTTCTTATTTTCTTCGCGAGATCGGCGGGCCTCACCTTGATTACGAAGAAGAAAATTATCAACGTCACATTCACCACCAGCAGAAAATAGGCTCTCTACTTGCGGATTCTCGACACCAATATCAGGTGTGAAACTTTCATTCACACCGCGAAATGCAATGCCTGGTAGTGCATCCTCTAAAACATATTGATAGCTGCCGCCTGTAATGCTCTCAAAAGGCATCGCCTCAAGAACGTCAGAGCTATCGCTAAAAAGCTCCATTACAGCTCTTTTTAATTTATCGTCAGTGCCTTTTGCATATTCATTCAGTGTCATTACTTCAGACATTGTGAACTCCTGTTAATTTTTCGTGCGGAGCCGTTTAAGCGCTGCGGCACCTCGCAGATTTTCATCATCAGTTGACCCATCTGATTTTCCCGCCTTCTCATGTGATTTGGCGACAAGCTCTTCAATCAACATCACATGTCTTGCATCGGTAATGGCCTCTATATATTTTTTGGACGCACCGTCTCCCAAAGTTGCATTAAGTGAGTTTAAAGCACTCTGAACACGTTCTTCTGGCGCGATATTCTTGCCATTAGCGTCTTTCATTTTTAATTTTTCGAGTTGATCGGTTTTATTCTGTTCAATTGCCGCTGTCTGATCTTTTGATGAAGTTTCAATTGACTCTTTAATCGCACGAGCATACATGCCCATCATTTTTGACGCTGCATCCTGGCTTAATTTATTATCAAAGGCTAGATTTCTAAATTCTTCAACTAGCGGATCGTTTTTATCGAACTGTAAGGGATCGCCCTTTTCGTCTTTCAATCCAAGTTCTTCGGGTATGGTTAGATCATACGAAGCGGCGTCAGTTGGAAACTCTTGATCGCCTGTTTCCTCATCTTCTTTTTTATCTTCCTGATCTTTAGAGCCTTCATCTTCTTTATCGCTCGGCGCTTTTTCTTCATCCAACAAAGGGGCGTCTTTAGAATTGTCTTTTTCTTTGCCATCGCCTGGATCTAAATCAGTTTTTTCTGTCTCTTGATCATCCGCAGTTGTTTTACCCTGATCATCATTATTTGGTGTTTTCTGATCTTCTATTGTCATTTGGCTTTCCGTCCATCATCTGAAGTAACTCTTCAGCAAAAAGACGTTTTGCCTGCTGTTCTACCCACGCACTTTCACTTTTTACGTGAAAATTTGCATATGATATCATGCAAAGATATTCTCTTATCGCATCACCCATGGGTGTTTGTGATATTTGCTTAAGCGCCAGCGCAGCATTTTCTGTTGTGTTCTCGTTGGCAGACTTCGTTTTGTGTCTAATACCTTTAAACGTTTTGGCCATTTGAAGCCGTTCCTGGTTGCGCTTGTATGGGCTGTTCTGGTTCATCTCTTATTATAAGCGTTGTGTCGCTCATTTTGTCTTTCCAGTTTTTCATGGTTTCACCAACGTCCGTATAAGCAACGGCTTGCTCACCAAAGACACCTAATGCGCTTCTTGCAAGCTCTATACTTCTGGTGACCTCATCGACATCAGATGCACGAGATAAAGGCGAAACATACTCAACAGCAATTGTATTTCCATCAATTTTAATAGGTGGCAATTGCCCACGTTTAGAAAATATGTATGCAAAACGCCTTATGACCGGCAAAGTATATTCTCTATAAATACGACGGCGCGCTTGCCTTCTCATGGCCCTTGCTTCCTCTGACAACCATTGTGCGGCGGTCGGTGGCGTGTCACCTCTTTGATGAGGCCCATCTTGATAGAGGGCTTTCTTGACAGTCATAATGAGCTTTTCACGATCAAAATAAACATCACGATTGTCGCTTGGCGAGACAAGGGCGGTCGGNTCGGTGGCGCCGATCCTCTTTGCCTTGGTATATGATCACCGTTTTCGATTGAATTACCGGGGTTATAAACGCCGTCATTTTCATATGTGAAGGGCGGATCAAGATGTTTAGCAAGATTGGCAAGGTTCAAATAAGCAAGCTCATCAAGCGTTCTTGCGGCAGCAATGGCTTTATTGGCTGGNCCATTGCCCAGGCACCACCTTGTCCATGACGCCATCTGGCGACATTAATTGGTGGGCCAGAGTCAACATCGAGAACCTTCCTTACAATGCGCTTATTATCGACATAGACATACCAGACCCAAGTGAAATTGTTATTTATANCATCCTTGGGTGACCTTCATTTTCAGGTCTTCATTCTTGCCCTTTTTATCAATTATCTTTTGCAGATCGATATTATCTGGATGATCTTTTTTGATGTTTCTTACAGTTTGAAAATACTCATCAAACCTTCCATCAAGATCATTATGTGGACCTTCATCAAATAATAGGCTCGATATAAGAACCGGCTTACACATGATTGGATATTTTATATCTTGGTAAGGAATAACAATACCGGAAGCAGCAATTGAAACATCTTTAAATATCTCGTCTTGCTGCTCATAAAAATTAGTCTCTCTGATAAGATCATAGAGCCTTTCTTCGTAACTTTTTAATTGTTCCTTGAACAAAAGGTTGTCGGCATCAGAAAGGTCTGTTCCTGCCTTCATTTTGACCCATGGCTTATAGTCTGGGCAAAAGAAATCTATTTGATCGGCTGCAAAATCATCTATCGCTTCCTCAAGCGTTTTATCGAAGATATCATCTTGATCATCTTCATCTCGGCTATTTCTCGAAGTATGGCTTTCGCCAACATAAATACGATCTGAAATTGCCAGCTTATATATATCGTTAACACGATACTGAACCCTATAGCGGTTTTTACGCATGGACTTCAGTCTTGAGAGAATATTATCTTTGTCTGACATTATTGGCTCACCGCATTGAGTAAAGCGCGATTATTGTTGGTATTAATTCCATTTTGAGAAAATGTACGCGCCAATGAACCACCAAAATTACCAAACCCTGAACCGCTATTGCCAAGACCACCAAGGCTGGATTGATTTGCTATGCGCCCAAATTGTCTAATTATTTGCAAGGTTTCGTTGGAAAGATTTTCTTGTGTTTCCTCAATTCTTCCGCTTTCGGCTCTAAGCTCTGCCGCTTCCCGTAACGCAACGGTTTGAGGATCTTCGTCAGGTAGCTTTGCTTTCAGGCTCATCTTTTGGGTGCTTTCGAATTGCGTTTTCTTCGGCGAGTATTTTTACGAGGTCGCATGGCCTCCACGCACTTCGATTTAATCCTATCATCCTGGCAATGATTGTTGAGCATGATTGAAATATACGGTTTTTATGCATCTTGATTGGTATGCGCCGTTTTATTTGATATATTTCAACATCTTGTATCACCAGATTGCCGAGCCAATAATCGAAATCAGCATTACTTAAGACAGATATTGATGTAACGCTCTCAAGAGGATCAACAATCACCCAACAATTAAGACTGGCTGCATAACCATATGCCATGACATGCCTGTACTTTTCTGGGTTAAATATATCCCACCAATTTTCTAAGGGCTTTGAAATGAAAACGACGTTCCAATAATGGATATAATCACCCGCACCAAAATGACCCTGTGGTGTTGCTGTGTTCATAGTATCATCTACCGAATTTTCTGGATCTAAGTGATGAAGATCGCTTTCGTGAAAACGGCGAGCGTGATGACCTTGCATTCATTTTTATTGGCGCCGTCGCATCATTTGGCTTCTCAATGATTTTATAATTCTCACCACCACCGACCCATGCATACTCTGCGCTTTCAATGATGTGTGAATGTTTGTTTTTTAATAATTCACTTTGAACAACCAAATCACCATCACGCTTCACCGTCTTCATAACGGCCCCACCTTCAATAGCCGCCGTGAACGTGGGTAAACCCACAGGACATAAAAGAAGTGCTGGTTGATCAACTATGCCCCTTTTAACAAGGGATTTGCCTGTCGCATGTCTTAAAGTTGGATTGTCTTTTTTAAACGGTGTTTGAAACACAAGCCCCATATCGTTCAAGGTTTCATAATAGGTGTCGTTTTCTTCTTTTCCTGAGAAGTTACCATATGGATCGCCCCATAATATAACCCCTGTCTCTATGTACCATGGAAAGTGCAAACTCAATATTTCTAGCATCCTGTCGCCTTGGGCTTTAACACCCCTATAGCGAAGATCAGAATGCGCATTCATTTCAAAATATCCGCGCCACTGTTCATTGATTTTCTGCCAAAACGTTGCACCACCAGTTAGCCCTGGATCATATCCGATAATTGGCGGAACATTCTCAACCGGCTCCAATTGTGATGACGCAACATGAAACGATCTTTTGAAATCCGGGTATCGTGGCTCCCCGCTTTTAACCACAACCAGCTCATTCATATAATCGCGTTTCACATCATCAATATCGCCCGTGGCGCACATCGCCAAAATCTCGCTTTCCTTCTGATAAGGCAGATTTTCACCGTCAGGATTTATTTTGAAATCAATTATGCTCCCACCAACATCATAGATCGGCAATACAATCGGCGGCTGGACAAAGAACTCCCAATCATCCGGCTTTTGATATTTTCGCCTCTCTTCTGGCGATGCATCCCTTGGTAATTTCGCATCACCTTCAAATTGCCTCATCAACGGAACCCAATGATCATAAACACGGGGCGCATTCATATCCATGTTGAATTTTTTCTGACGATCATAATCAGGGCAATCAATCCGCTTGGGATAACGACCCCCCCTCTGCCTTACAGCAAGCGCCAACTTGAAAGGACAAAATTGACCCTCATTACCACTCGTTGTCGTATACTCCGTCGAACGAAGCTTCTTTAAAACCGCCTCCCTGTCATCCTCAAACGCAAAAAACTCTACCTCTGCTTCAACATCAAGAAAACGAAGCTTCTGTATGGCGGGCATCGAACCAACAATCGGACCATAAACTTCTTCAGGAAATAAATCACGCCATGTCCGCATGATACCACGCTGAAGCTCACTCTCCGTTGAACGAAATACCAAATGCCTCGAACGCCGAATACCATCCTTACAACGCGGTATCGTACAAACCCCATTGTGACCAAACATGATCTCCATGCAAAGCCATACCGTCTTGCCACTCTCTACAGGACCCTGAACAATCCTAACACCAGCAGAACTCTCAGACGCCCTCTGTAACGTCGGCGCATAACGAAAATCATATGTCTCACCAAAAGGCACCGCTAATTAGCATACCCACGATGATCACTAGACGATGACTGATCAGCGCATCTCGCAACATAACGAGACTTCAAATGATCAAAAAACTCATCAATACGATCAGGCTCAATATCAAAATTACTTCGAATAAAATGCTCCACCGTATTGAACAGGATAGTACCGCGCCAATCCTCCTCAAAATCATCTATTCCAAATCTGTAGTTACTAACAAAATGATTGCAATCAGAGGCAACACAAATCGAAACACTCGCAAAACAAGAAGCCCCAGCAGACCTATAACGATCAAATAATGGCTCCAATAAATCTGAAACATAATCAATTTCAGGCAAACTCAAATCAATCACTTCCATAAGAACAAACTCCATAAAACCAATATTAAAACCGTATATTGAATACTTACATCTCATGCAACTTTTCAGCAAGCGAAATATAAATTCAAAAAAAATTGAGAGGGGGATAGGTATGTGTATGTGAGCGCCTCGCGGTTTTTCNTATGTCAATTTCTGACACTGTGAAACTCGAAATAGTCTCACAAAATGCTCCACACCCCGCAAAAACACTGGGTTTGCATTTTAACATTGATTTAAAGCGAACAGTTTTTTATCATCGCGCGGAAACACAGTGCTAACGCTGTGTGAAAACCTAACCATTCCCCAAACTACTGCCCTTCCATACTGCGTTCATGTTACGCTATGTTGCGAGTATGTGCTGCTTAATGCATGGTTGCGCTTGTTGGTTGTGATTTGTTGTCTCGATAGTCGTTCATTTGCCTGTTGGCTTGCTCTTGTTGTTCTTTGGTTATTTCTTTTCCAGCTTTGTATATGTACGCCCCTTCGGGGCCATGGAGTACTATTACTACCCCTGTTGTTTCTCTATAGTTGATGTTTGCATTGTCAGCGGTGTCTTCGGCAAATCTTATGATGTCTTCATTTGTTAGAATGGTCATATCGTCCTCATGTTGCGTTGTGAGTCATTGCTGTGAATGGTTTGGCGTTTGTTCAATTGAGCATGAGTGGCGCTGTATGGGCTTGTATGTGGGTTTGTGGGCGTGTTGGGTTTTCAATCATCATGATTATTTCTTTTTATAATTTCTTGTTGATGTATCCCGGCTTCGCCGCTGTTCTTGTTCTATCTCTATGTATTGTATCTTTGTGTAGTTGTTTTTGTCACATCGTGATCTGGTTGATGCGGTCGCGGAATTACAGAAACCAAGCAAAATCAGCGATTTACCCGTTTGAAATTGGCCCTCAGGCTTAGCAGAATGATTTTGATCGCACTTAGTGACAGCCTGATCGACGTGAGAGCCGGTTATTTCGAACGTTCTGCCATTTTTTCCATATGATATTCGATCATCTTTTGCTCTTCCGTTTTATTGAATGGCTTATCTTTTATATGTTTAATGCCCGCGAACTGCATCATTGCATTACCGAAAATCACCTCACAAGGATAAGGGTTTCTATCACCCTTATATGAATTGCATTTGTTGTGTGCGGCGGCGAAAAGTTGTTCACCGTAAAAATATTTACTTTTGGGCTGTATATGATCGAGGGTGGATCTAAGCCTTCGCCAATCTTGCAAACATGCACCATCCAATTTTCTTGATCGATCAAGCATTGACTGGCCGCACAAATAACAACGGTTGCCTTGGGCTTTTATTAATAAATCCAAACGATCAGCCATCATTAATCAACTTATGGCCAGCGTTATAATCCATTTTCACCAGCATAGATGCGTCGCCGCGATCCGTTTCAGCATCATCATTGGCCATTTTCTCGATCATTGTGGTAATCTGGCTAAAGTT